GACCTTGTACTTGCGCTCGATGACCTTACCGACGAGGACATCCCAGTCCTCCGAATAAGACGCCGGATCCAATCCAGCGTACCGATCGCCTTCCACGCGATTGCTCGCCGTGATGCTGTATCGGTCTATCAACCATGACTGCAGGCCGACGCCCCAGCCCATGACGTGCACCACGAAGCGGTGCGCCTGCACGTCGATCGCGGCCGTGAGGAATCGCACCTCGGCCGGCACAATCTCCTGCTCGTAGTCCTCGGTCCGAGACGACAACTCCTCATGACCCCGGCGCCGCGCCATTGCCATCGGCAGGTACGGCGCCCCAAGGTCAGTGTTCGTGCTCTTCTTAAGCGGCCCCTCGTCCGAGGTCCGCGTCCAGTGGAGCACCGCCTGCAGGTATGAGTGCAGGATGCTCTGCCAGCTCTGGTAGGCAGCCTCGACAGGCGACAGCCAGTAGCTCGCGATATGCGTCCGGCGGCGATTCCCTTCGACCTTCCCGTCGATGAGCTTCTCGCCTTCGTGCAGCCACCGCCCGCCGGCAATCAATGCCCGCTTCTGCTCTGGCTCATGGAGCGTCCCGCAGTGCCGGCAAGGCACCTTCGCCCAGGCGTCCGCTAGGGTCATGAGGTCGCGCTTCTTGACCTCTTCGACGATCTCGTCGAACTCCGGCGCGGCAAAGAGCTTCAGCGCCGGCCACGGATCGGCGACGAAATACTCGCCGCACGACTGGCACGGTAAGTACCGCATGGCCCGCGTGCCGATGTTGTAGATTCCGAGGATCCCATTCGCTGGCGGAGCCTCATGCGGCCATTTGCGCACGAACTCCGCCGTTTCCAAATTCCGACTCGGCGAACTCTCGGCCAGAGTCTTTCCCCGAGACATGTACGTCTCGGTGCGCTTCATCGCGAGGTTCCACATCGGCCCTCGACCGTCGACGTTGTCCGATACGTCGGACTGGTCGTAGTCCGTCAGTAGCACGTACTTCAGGGTCTTCGACGACAACTGGCTCGCGGCCGGCCAGCCGATCTTCAGCATCATGCCGGACAGGAAGAACTTGTCGTAGACGTTGTCGTCGCTCGCCCGCGGGCTCTTGCGCGAACGGATCTCCGGACTGTTCTCGATCGCCCGATCGAGGTCCGTCATCGAGAAGTCCCGAGCCGCCAACTGCGTCATCTGCGTGACCAGCATGTCAGCTGGCGAACACGTCACGATGTACGCGATCCCGCCCAGAATCAGCGTCATCGTCTTGCCGGTCCGAGCCGGCCCCACAAGCACGATGCCCTGATACTCCCGGCTCGCCAGCATGTCGAGCGGCTCGAGCATGTACGGGACCAGGTCAGCCGACCATGGGCCCTTCTCAGTGCTCAGGAACTTTGACGCCGCTTCACTCGGCCTCATTCGCCGCGGCGGTAACAGAATCTCCGCGGCGGAAACATCGACCTCATGCGCTGTCTTGAACGGCGCTATCAGCATCGTCATCGACCAGGATTCGATAGAGCGTCATGCGGAGCTCGTCGAGATGCTTCTCTAGCCGCGCGGCTTGAGCAGGAGTCAGACCAACATCCCGCTCAAGAACGTCGGCCCCTGTCTCCAGTGCAAGATCGATCAGCTTGTTCCGACTCGCGTAACGCTGCTCGACGTCGATCGACGGCACCAAATCTCCGCGTTCAGCCTGTAGGTGCAGCTTCTCCCGCTCGGCTTGAAAGAATGCCTTACGCTCGAACGGCTTCAACTTGTCAGGGTCAACCTCGTCGCCAGTCATGGCGAAGATCGCTGGCAACGCCTCACGCGGCCCGAAGGTCGGATGCCCTTGCCGAGTGCCTGTCGATCTGACCTGAGCGTCCTCAAGCCGCCGCGCAATCGTGTCGCGCGCAAATCCCGTCAGCCGAGCTAGCTGCGTGATCGACATCCCAGCAAAGAGCTCGATCGATTCAACCTTTCTACCCATTTTCAGCCGCAGCCATAGGCCTCAGAAACTTGCGGAAAACCGCCGCGCCAAGGCACCGCGGGGGACGGACGGGGGGTTTAAGGACCCCGAGAAAGATCTCACGCTGCTATCTCCGACCTCAATCGAATCCCCACCTGACGAGCAAGCCATTCCAGTGGCGTGCTGGACGCCTTGGCGCTGTTACATGGCTGGCAACATGCGACGATGTTCTCGTCGGCGTGACGCCCTCCCCTGCTCAAGGGCGTGACGTGATCCAGGCAGCGTGTATCTGCCGTGAGAACGTCACCGCAGTACGAGCAGAATCTCTCCCTCATCTCTCGGCGCAGATGTGCGCGAGTCAGATCTCCGGACTGCTCTATTGCCTTGCGCCATCGAGACGACTTGTCATGCCGAGCTGCGTATCGAGGGTCCATAAATCTCTTGAGCCGCTGCCGGTCTCTTTCCTTCTGCACAAGTCCAGGCTGATACTTGATGCGATACGCATAGCACATTGCAGCAGACCAGTCGCGCGGATAGTTGTGTCCTGCGAGAGGGCCATGCTGAACCTTACGGGTTGGCGGTTGTGTGATGCGGCTTGGCCGAGGCATCCACTTCTTCCACCCGTCGGCCCCACCGCACCGCATGCGAACACGCTCGATGTAATCGGCGTATTCCTCAATGCTGCCAGAGTAGCCGCGTTTCGCAGCCGCCTTGAACCTGTGCCTGAATCGATAGCTGCCCTGCCTGGCGCCGAAATTCTTTGGAACTCCTTCCTTCCTGCGGCGCCTAGTATCGCTGCACCGCTTCTGGCAGCGCGGCGAGCAGTACTGTCGTTTGCGCCCTCTGATTTCCGCCGAGCATCCGAGACACACAGCCCGGAATTCTCGGCACGCCTTACACTTTGCTCCGGCGCGCAGGTATTTCTCCGCGCTGCCGCAGGCAATACACTGCATCTCAGCCATATCGGCCTCCTCGTTAGGTCGGTTGGTGAGAAGCCGGTCTGAGAGCGACAACTCTCGCCGGCTTCGCTATTTCACGGCGCGTTTACACGCTGGCAGCCTTGCGCTTGGCCAGCTCGATCTCATACTGCAGCCGGCTCGCGAAAGCCTTGGGGAACTTCACGCTGGCGATCTTGCGGAGCTCCTTGGTCCGTGCCCTGAAGATGCCTGGCATTGACGGTCCCCTGAACCGTCGTATCTGACGGCCTCGTCCGAACTTCCGTACGAACACCTCATCCCCATAAGCCTTCACGAAGAAGGCCCGACGTCCCTGATGAATGATCAGCGACTGACGGCCTGTACCTACCTTGGCGCTAACACCCTTCTTCGTCTGTTTGGCCTTGAACAGCTGGATCGAGAAGGGCCTACCGGTGACCCTTACATACCCTCTCAGAGTAGCTGGCGTCGATTCACTCATCTCCATCTCGCGCTTTATGTCCCCTGCTTTAAGCGCAGGGTGCGCCTTCCGTATGGCTATAGCGCCCTCTTTACGGAGAGTCTTGAGGGTATCGTTGATCGCCTTAGAGGCGGCCTTCCGCACTCCCCGCTCGCCGATCTCATTGACGAACCGCTGGGCCCGTCGGACATCGGCACGGATGTCGATGTGGATCACTGCGACCTGACCGGGATCGTGATCGTCTGCTCGAGCTCGTCACCGGCGGATGGCGTGATCCGGCACGTCAGCTCGTAGTCGACCCCGTCCTCGCCGCCGGACACTCGGATGATGGTGCGAAATCCGGCGATCTGTTCCGACGCCAAAGTGATCCCGTCCGGCACCGTCCAGTCAGCAGCCTCGATCGCGGTCAGCGTCGCATTCGCGGGGCTGACCGCAGTCAGGATCGCGGATCCGTCGGCGACTTCTTCATCTTCCGCTCGAGGAAGTCGCTGCGGAAAGAACTGCGACAGACGCCCGGCCGTCGTCACCTCGTAGTAGAAGCCGGTGTCGATGTGCGGATAGCGGAGGAACTGACCCTCGGCGACGTCGAGCCTGCGCTCCGCCGGCAGCACGAGCTGATCGTGCCAGTCGATTGCATACGGAGCTTCGACATCCGGATCCTTGGGCGCCAGCGTGGTCGTCATGACTCTCGCCGATCAGCCGCCCGAGCTGAAAGTGCAGGAGTCCTTGGCGTCGATCATCTCGCGTATCCTCGTTGAAACAATGTTGGTGGAGCCACATTCTGCGCAGCGATGCACGACTCCGGCCCCGTGACGTCCGCTGCGCAACTGGAGGTTTTCAG